TTTTATACACAGGCCGGATCTTGCATCACAGGCACTTTACGGTACTCCTAAGTTGTGGTGGGTTTTTGCTCAACGTAATATGGACAGAATTAAAGATCCTATCTTTGACTTTGTTCCAGGAGTTGAATTATACCTTCCAAGAAAAGAAAATTTATTTGCTTCTTTAGGTTTATAAAATATGGCTACGACAAAAGTAACAAGCGAAGGCGCCGGATCATCAGCACCAAAATCAGCAGCTCCTGTTTCAGGATCACCTCCATTTATTAATGTTCTTCATGATTATGCTTTGTATAACTATGTCTTTACTTTATCAGTTATGTCAAACAATGACATCAACGGTTCTGATTATAGAAAACAAAGTCTAAGTGATAAAAAAATTATTTTAAGAAGTGCTAGCGGACAACCTGATAATCGAGTATCTACAGTTTATACTACTGCTGTTAATCCTTCAGGCAAGTATGATTTCTATATGGATGATTTACGTCTTGCTTCTGCTGTTGGATTCAAAGCCGCAGGCGGAAATACAAATGCAACTTCTATAAGTTTTAAAGTTACTGAACCTTACAGTATGGGAATGCTTTTCCAAGTATTGCAGATTGCAGCTTTAGAAAATGGGAACACCAATTACACAGAAGTTCCTTTGTTACTGACAATTGAATTTTATGGACATAAGACTCCTAATGAACAAAACATAAAAATTCCTAACACAACAAAATACATTCCAATGCGTATTCAAACGCTTGATATGAAAGTTACAGCAGCTGGTTCAGTTTATCAAATAGAAGCATATCCTTGGACTGATAAAGCATTTACAACTGTTCATGCAGAGCTTAAAACTGATGTAGCTATTGTAGGTAAAACAGTTTTAGAAATGTTAAAAGGCGGAGCAGCAGGACCTGATGCAAACAAAACGCTTGAAAATGTTTTAAATGCTAGAGCAGCAGAAATTATTCAAAAGTCAGGAGATGACAACGCCGCAGATACATATTCAATAGATTTTCCCGAGTCTCCTGATCAAGACGGCGGGTTCAATAAAATTGCGTTAGCCAGTATGGGATTTGATACTAAGCGTATGGGTATGCAACCTTTTGGTCAAGAAATCAGTGTGTACGATGCAGCTAGTGGAACTTTTAAAAGAAGTAAATCAGTTATTGATCCCCAGAAAACAGAATTTAAGTTTGCACAAGGCAGTGATATCATCAACGTTATTAACCAAGTTATTTTAATGAGTGAATATGGTCGTGCTGCACTTGAAACAGTTGATGAAAACGGTATGGTAGATTGGTGGAGAATTGAAGCAAGGGTTATACAAGTAGATAATCAAGTTAACTCATCCGGTACATATCCTAAGAATATTCGATATAGGGTTATACCTTACAAAGTTCACGTATCTAAATTAAGTGCGCCTGGTACTAGTCTTAAAGGTAAGACTAATCTAAAACGTCAAGCACTAAAAGAATACAACTATATCTATACTGGCAAAAACGTTGATGTACTAGATTTTGATTTACAATTTAAAGCAGGTTTTTATACTGCTATGAGTGCTGATAGAAATTTAACTGGCGGCGACGCTGCTATTGGTGCTCAATCTAGTACAGCAGTAGGTACTGCTCCTGCAACTAAAGAGTTTGTTTTAAAGAATGAAGATTTGTCTAAAGTAGAATTACCTAATAAACTTCTTGCTACAGGAATAAAAACTCCTTTAGCAAATCGAGGCGGCGGCGCTTTAGAAGATTTTAAATCTCGTGCAGCTAGACAGTTTATGGAAGCAGTAACATCACAGTCAGATATATTAGAACTTGATTTAACAATCATCGGAGATCCTTATTATTTGGCAGACAGCGGGTTTGGAAACTATTCTGCAAAACAAACAGAATACATGAATATGAATTCAGATGGCTCTATGGATTACCAAAGCGGAGAAGTTGATGTCATTATAAACTTTAGAGTGCCAGTTGACAATGGAAAACCTAATGGACTATACGAATTCCCATCAGGTACTGAATTATTAAAAGCATTTAGCGGATTGTATCAAGTTCTTACATTAGAGAATAATTTTTCTAAAGGAAAATTTTCTCAAACTTTAAATCTTGTAAGAAGAAGAAACCAAGAATCTACAAATAGAGAAGGCGGTCCAATTGCAACGGAATCGCCATTAAACCAAGAATTCAGCAAAGGAGCCTAATAAATGGCTATCGAAGAAAGAAAAGGCACGAATTACTCGCTTCCGAGTCCAGGACCGTACCTTGCAAAAATTGTAAGTCATTTAGATCCTACATACATGGGCACTCTAGAAGTGCAACTAATGCACGAGTCTGGCAACGACACAGACTCAACAGGTCAATTGCATCAAGTAAAATATCTAAGTCCGTTTGCAGGACAAACTAGTATTAGGCATATTGATGAAGGTGATGAAGATTATAACAATACACAAAAAAGTTATGGAATGTGGATGATACCGCCCGATATTGGCGGCATTGTTGTTGTTATTTTTATTGACGGAGATCCTAGAAAAGGATATTGGATAGGTTGTGCTCAAGATCAATATATGAACTTTATGATGCCAGGCTATGCTGCAACAAGTTTTGCTACAAGTAAAGAAACTGATAAAGCTAGAGTGCCGGTTGCTGAGTACAATAAAATTAAAAATGACAGCAGCGTAGACCCAACAAAATTTAAAAAACCAGCAACTCCGTTTGAAGGCACGCTAGATACCCAAGGATTATTACAAGATGATATCAGAGGCATTACTACTTCTAGTGCTCGTAGAGAAATTCCTAGTGCAGTTTTTGGTATAAGCACTCCTGGTCCTATTGATAAAAAAGGTAAAAGGGGAAAAATAGGTAAAAAAGAAAGCCCTATTGATCAAGCGTATGTAAGCAGATTAGGCGGATCTAGTTTTGTAATGGACGACGGTGACGATAAGTTTATTCGCAAAACAACTGCAACTGACGGCCCTCCAGAATATGCTGCGGTTGAACAAGGCGAAACTGACGGTCAAAAAGAAATACCGCATAACGAATTAATTCGTATTCGTACTAGAACAGGACATCAAATATTATTGCATAACAGTGAAGATTTAATCTATATTGGAAACGCTAGAGGAACAGCTTGGATCGAATTAACCAGTGATGGAAAAATGGACATCTACACTGAAGACTCTATCACTATGCATACAAAAACAGATTTTAATGTTTTAGCTGATAGAGATATTAATCTAGAAGCAAAACGCAACTTCAATCTTAAAGTTGGCGGAAGTATGCAAACTGAAGTGACTAAAGATCAAGTTTTAATAGTAGACGGCAGACAAAATCTACACATTAAACAAGACGTTAACATAACTCTAGGAGCAAAGTTAACAAAACATGTTGTAGGTAACATTGACATTCAAAACGATGCCGACTATAAAACTCTTACAAAAGGCAGTACGGATTCTGTAACTAACGGTAGCTCAAAATCTTTAGTAAAAGGCAGTTTAGATTCGTCTATAAATGGAACAACAAAAATTAAAGTAGGCGGCTCTTTTAACTTATTAACAACGGGCAGTAATAATTTTACAGCAAGCGGGTCTACTAATATTAAATCTGGAGGAAGTCATATTGAATCCGCCGGAGTTATTCATATGAACGGGCCAGGCGCCGCAAGTGCCGCCGGTGCAGCAGCACCTGCAGAAGCAGCGTTGGCAGTTTTACCGCCAAAGCTTAAAGTAAATATTCTTCCTAATGAAATAGGAAATCCTGAGATTGATTCTATATTGCGTAGAGTTCCTACACATGAGCCATGGCCTCACCATGAGAATCTTGATCCAAAAATGTTTAAACGAGAAAAACTTGATAGAGATTTAGACGGTAGAACTAATACTGTGAATCAAACTGACGGAGCATATTCAGACTTAGAAACAAAAACACTAAGTGAACCTGCGCCAGCTTGGTCTAAATATTCTACTGCTACAGATACGTTTGCCAAGGTAAGCGGCGCCGACGAATAAGGTTAAATATTATTATGACAGCAAGCCAAAAATTATACGATAAGATTGTATTAAAAGGTCCTAGCGGAAGACCTAATGCTCCTATGTCTAA